ACAACGTGCGCCAGAACGCAGAGTGTTTTATGTAGATGTAGGCAACATGCCACCAAACAAAGCAATGGGCTTTGTTGAGCGTGTTAAAAACGAAATTCATCAAAAACGTATTCCCAACAAAACAGGCGGCGGCACAACCATTATGGATGCTGCATACAATCCACTGAGCATTATGGAAGACTACTTCTTTGCACAAACTGCTGAAGGCAGAGGTAGTAAAGTTGAAGTGTTACCAGGTGGTGAAAACTTGGGACAAATTGATGACCTACGTTACTTTACAAACAAAATGCTAAGAGCATTGCGTGTACCTAGCAGCTATTTGCCAACTGGTCCGGATGACGGAACAGCAACTTATGTAGATGGCAGAGTAGGCACAGCGTATATTCAAGAATACAGATTCAATCAGTATTGTATGAGACTGCAAGGAACTATTGCTCCTACAATGGACAAAGAGTTTAAACTGTTTATTAAAAACAAAGGACTTAGCATTGATGCTAGTTTGTTTGATTTGAAATTTGCAGAACCTCAGAGCTTTAGTCAATACAAAGAAATTGAAATTCACAATGCAAGAGCTAACGTGTTTGGTAGCCTCGAAGGTGTGCCTTACATGAGCAGACGCTTTATACTTGAGAAATACCTAGGATGGACAGAAGATGAAATCCTCAAGAATGAGCGTATGTGGGAAGAAGAGAATCAAAGCGGTGTTATTCCTGAAGGAGAAAGCATGCCAGGTCTAGGCAACGTTGGCGTGAGAGGCTTTGATATTCCAGATGGCGGAGACATTGACATAGATGTAGACGCACCAGATGTAGGTGCAGAGGATGAAGGTGCTAGCCCAATTAGCGGAGCAGAAAATGCACCCCAAGGAGATGAGAATGCGTAGTAGAGAAGTGCTTAACGAATATTACGAAGCAGAAGATAACGAATTTGCAAAGCGTGAAATAGATGACATTCGCAAGAGTAGATTAACATTAAAACACTTAAATCGTTTGAGAAAGCAGCGAGAAGTGCATAATATTGAACATGCAAGTCGTTTAGAAAAAATCAAAAAAGTCTATGCAAAACCTGCTGGTTAATCTTTAATTTTCCCTAGTTTTTTACTTATCACGACAGTCTTGTCATAAAATACCCATTTTTTGGGCCTTTTATCAAGCAAAACGTCTTGGTATGTTAAATATAGATGTAAACCATCTTGGTAAGCCTGTAATTTTTTAAGGAGAAAGATATGAGCGAACACAAGGAATCTTTAGTAAAGGTTCTTGAGTATCTTGTCAATGACGAGCAGGACAAAGCTGCGGATCTCCTACACAACGTATTTGTTGAGAAAGCCAAAAACCATTGGGCAAGTATCACCGAAGACGATGAGGTAGTAGAAGACGAGATTCAAGACGAGGATCTAGACGAAACTATCGATCTTGATGAAGCTGACGATGATAGCGAGGACGAAGAAGTAGAAGAAGCAATTGATGCTTACGATGCTGAAGAAGATTTCCTTGATGATATCGAAACAGCCGAAGAAGAAATCGAAGACGAAGAAATCATGGACGATGAGGACATGGATGACGAAGAAATGGCAGAACCAGAAATGGATTTGTCAATGGATATGGAACCAGAAGCAGAAGAAGGCGATGATGCCGCAGATGCTGAAGAAGCCATGGACAACGTAGAAGATGCAATTGCAGAACTACGTGCAGCATTTGCTGATATGATGGGCGACGAAGAAGCTGATGAAGAGCCAGAAATGGATATGGAATCAGTAGAGCCTATGGAAGAAGGCGCAACAATGACAGCGGTTAATGTGTCACACAGTGATAACAGTGACAAAGCATCACCAGTTGCAAGCAATGCAAAAGCACCAAACGATGCAAAAGCACATGCAATCGGCGGCGGAGACGAGAAGGGTAGACCTGCTCCAACTGCTAAAGATATGGGCGTTGACGGTCCACAAGAAGCAGGCGATCTAAGCGCAGCTCCAGCAGCTAAAAGCGAAGATAACAAAAGCGACAGTCCAATCAGAGGAATGAAGTAATATGTTTACACCGCTAAAAGAACACTTAACTTATAGTCAGGCACATATTGTCACCGAAGCTATCGAAGAAGCTAACGGTGGCAAAAGCCTCTATATGAAAGGTATCTTTATTGAAGGCGATGTACGCAACCAGAACAACCGTATCTATACAAAAGATGAAATTCATGGTGCTGTTAAAGCAATCAATGAAAAAATCAAAAACGGATACAGTGTATTAGGCGAAGCTGATCACCCAGATGACCTAAACATCAATTTGGATCGTGTTAGTCACATGATCACTGAAATGGATGTAGATGGTGCAAATGGGATCGGTAAGCTAAAAATCCTACCAACTCCAATGGGAAACATTTGTAAAACCTTATTGGAAAGTGGTGTTAAACTAGGCGTGTCAAGCAGAGGCAGTGGCAATGTTAACGAAAACGGCATAGTAAAAGATTTTGAAATCATTACAGTTGATATCGTTGCTAATCCAAGTGCTCCGGATGCTTATCCCGATCCAATCTATGAAAGAATTATGAATCATAGACGGGGTAATGTATTGATGGATGTCGCTAGCGCAGCAGGACACGACAACAGGGCACAACGTTATCTCCAGGAAGAGGTGACAAATTTTATTAAAAACCTGAAGTATAGGAGAGATTAATATGGCTCATGCAATAAATGAACTATTAAGCTCAAGTGCGCTCTCCGAAGAGGTTAGATCTTCAATTTCTGAAGCCTGGGATACCCAGCTAACAGAAGCTCGTGAAGCAATCACAGCTGAACTTAGAGAAGAATTTGCACAGCGTTATGACAATGACAAAGCGCAGATTGTTGAAGCTATGGATACAATGATTGGTGATGTTATCGCTAAAGAACTCGAAGAGTTCAAAGAGGACAAAGCCAAAGTTGCAGAAGATCGTGTAGCCTATCGCAAACACATGAAAGAGCATGCAAAAGTGCTTGATTCATTTGTGATGGATACACTTCGCAAAGAAATTAACGAACTTCGCGAAGACCGCAAGTTGCAAGAAACTAACATGGCCCAATTAGAAGGCTTTGTTATGGAACAACTTACAAAAGAGCTCAACGAGTTTCATGAAGACAAACGCTCACTAGTTGAAGCAAAAGTCAAAATGATCAAAGAAGGCAAGGAAGTCATTAACGAAACTAAACGTAACTTTATTGCTAAATCTGCAGAAAAAATCGAAGACATTCTTGAAAATACTATCAAGAGTGAACTTACAACACTGCGTGAAGATATTCAAACAGCCAAAGAGAATACATTTGGACGTAAGATTTTCGAAACATTTGCAGCAGAGTTTATGAGCAGCTACCTCAATGAAGGTACTGAAGTTGCAAAACTAAACAAAGCAATGGATGAACTACAAGTTAAACTTGATGAAACCAAAGCACAAGTTGCTGAAAAAGAAGTTCAACTACAAGAATCTGCAAGAGATGCTCGCATCAAAGCAGATGTAGCAGAGCGCAAAGCTGTTATGCAAGAGATGATGGCACCGCTTAATAAGCAACAAAAAGAAATCATGGGTGCGCTACTTGAAAGTGTTAAAACAGACAAGTTACAAGGTGCATTCAACAAGTATCTACCTTCAGTATTGAAAGAAGATGCTAAACAACCAGAAAAGAAGGTACTAAGTGAATCTTCAAAAGAGATCACTGGAAATAAAGAAGCAATTAATGAATCAGCAGAAGCTGGTGCAACAGCAGAAATTATTAACCTTCGTAAATTAGCCGGTATAAGTTAAGGAGACCGAAAATGGCGCAAAACCTAATGGAAAATTGGAGCGAAACTAAAGCCGCTCTTACAGACGGTCTAACTGGAACAAAAAAGCAAGTTATGGAAACAACACTTGAAAACACTAAGTCATACCTCTCAGAGGCTATAACTGCTGGTGCAACTCAAAGTGGTAACATTGCTACCCTTAACAAGGTTATCCTTCCAGTGATTAGACGTGTTATGCCAACTGTTATTGCCAACGAGATTGTTGGTGTTCAGCCTATGACAGGCCCAGTTGGTCAAATTCACACACTACGTGTACGTTACGCTGAAACATTCGACAGCGCAACAGCAGGCGATGAAGCACTAAGCCCATTCGCAATTGCAACAGGCTACGCAGGCGATGCAGCAAGCAACCGCGGTGCAGCAACTTCAGCTCTAGAAGGTGAAGCAGGTAAAAAACTTAGCATTCAAGTTCTAAAGCAAACTGTTGAAGCAAAATCACGTAAGCTATCAGCACGTTGGACTTTTGAAGCAGCACAAGACGCACAAAGCATGCATGGTCTTGACGTTGAAGCAGAAATTATGCAAGCACTTGCACAAGAAATTACTGCTGAAATCGACCAAGAAATCAT